AAATTCATTTCTAGGGAATGATGAAGATACCCCCTGGGTCCATCGTCCAGCACTGGCCACTAGCACATTTGCTGGAGTATAGTCTTGTGTTTCAACTACTATGTTAAACTGTTTAGGAGTAAGCGCATGCCAACTTAATCCGTAGATATATGATGGAAAATCATGCAATCTATTAGACAATGGTGCAGTACTAACTGTATCAGGCGTGGCACTGGCGACATTGGCTGAATTTGGTGTACTGTAATTTGGTGCTATGTTTAAATCGGGTGTTATGGCAGCAGAGCCCGGGACACTTTCTCCCACATTGGCTTCACTGGCGGGTTCACCTGTGGCATCTGGGCTACCTACATTAGGATCATACCCGCCATTGGCCTGTTCAGTCTGATCGCCATAATACCCACCAGCAAAACTAGGTGCAAGATTCTGTTGTTCACTAACAGTCAGTGCTGCTTCACCACCAATGCTGTTAGCTTGGTTACCGTAGCTGGGATTATTTGGATCATATCCGCCACCGGTGTCAGTTGATGGTTCACCGTAGTAGCCGCCAGAATAATCAGGTGCTAGTCCTGTGACACTGGGTGCAGGAGAATTAGGACTATTAACTAACTGGGTTTCGGCGTTGTCTTGGGTAGGTGGAGTATTATCTGGTGTGGGTAGTCCGTTGGCTTGGCCCCAAGCAATGAACTCAGCCTGAGATACTTCTGTTGAAACTCCATTTTCGTATATGTATGGCACGATTTATAACCCCAATGATGCCATTAGATTTTGTTTCTGAGGAACGTAGATAATGACGCCTGGTTGGAAATCAAATATAGGGTCTTGTATGATGTTGGGATTCCTAACAGCGAATACCCACCATAAGCCAGCATTGCCATACAAGTCAAATGCTAATAGGTCGGGACGTAGTCCATATATGGTATCAATCTGATATTGGATGTCTGAAGCATTGAAAGGAATGCTGGGTATATTAGCAACATCTAAAAAGAACCCATATAGATCTGTATTAGAATATGGACTGCTTTTGCTATAGGTAACAGCCATTAAATGAAACCTCCATATGATCCATTGGGTGTTTGTAATAGTTGTCCTGCGGCAAAATTACCGAGATCGAATCTATTATGTAAATTGTTTCTACTGTAGATAGGACGTAGTGTCACCGACACTGTGCTTTGTGTTGGTACCCTGGTACTGGTTTGGATGCTGGCAGGATTACCAGCACTGCCCATGATATTAGTAGTCGCTGATGTTGCCACTGATGTAACAGCGCCAGGCAACATCTGCTGTGCCTGATTTACCAAACTGTTTGTACTAGTGCCCATCACTGAACTCAGCATTGGTATTTGGATATAATCAACTTCATTTGGTAGTGTGTGTTGGAAGCTGGTGATCACGCAAGGTATGTGTGGGAAATAATGACTACCGTAGCCATCTAAGAACACTATGGGTGGTGGATTACCCAAGTTGGCGCCTTGTCCAAAGAACATTTTAGTTGCTGATCGGAAGAAATATACTGCCGCCATTAGATACTGTCCGTCACTCATATTTTGCACAGTAAATTCGCCCGAAATCTGTATGTCTGCCACTTCTGAGTTGTTGTAGAAGTGCGAGGCATAATTACTATGTGTAAGCTGGACGCTAGAGTAATTGGCATTGTGTGAAACGTTAATGGTCGGAGTATATGGCCAAATTACACCGCTAGTAGCTTGTAATGGTGCTTGTAGTGCATTTGCAGAATCTTGATAAAATATTTTAGCATTTGGAGAAAGACTAACACGTACTCGCCAATCATTTTGTCCAGCAGCTGTAGCGCCACCCAGTGCTGATATGCTTTGGAATCCTATATTAGGATTGCCTGCTGGTAATCCTGGAATACCGCCAGGTAACAGGCCAGCTATGCTGAGTCGGCTGGTACTAGGATTAAGTAAGTCGTAAGGAGTGTTGCTACCGCCGCCAAAGGTATTCAAGGCAGGTGCGCTTTGACTCTGATTAAGTAATCCTGTTAATATAGACATTTTTTTTAAAATACCTCTTGCTTTTACTTATTTATAGGTATTATAATAGTAGTAGTTAAAAGGAAACTTAAACCATGACACGTCGTGTAAATTATCTCAACAATAAAGATATTCTTAAAGAAATCGCTAAAAGTAAGCTGACATACTGTAGTTTTATAGATGATTCAGTGAAAAGCTACGACATGATAGTATCGGGCGTAGACAAGATTACTAAAAAGGCCATACAAGAAGCACGCAAAGCTCGTGCAGAACGCCTAGCTAAAGAACAACAAGAAGCAGAACTACTGCTAGGTAATAAACGTAAATTAGATGAATTCCTAACAGCCGCCAAAGACATTCCAATCACCGATGTAGTTTTCCGTGTGATGACATGGGAACATATACCCATCGACGAAGCCAAACAGAAAAAAGCCGACTTAAAGGCACAAGAAGAATACGACGAAGAAAATTTTGAAACAGAATACGACGAAGAGCCCATCTCAGTAAAAGGTCCTGCAAAATATACCAAAGTTAATTTTCCCCCTTTCCAACACTACAAAGTAGATGAAGAAGGAAATCCCGTATGTGTTGGGAAAAGCCATTGGAAAGGCGGAATCGAAAAAGGTCAATTTAGTAAAGATCACGGTACTATGACTGCTAAACTAGCTCACATGTTCATCAAGCTATGTGAACGCTATGCTACTAGATCTAATTGGCGTGGTTATACTTATAATGATGAAATGCGTAGCCAAGCATTACTACAGTTAAGCCAAATCGGCCTACAGTTTGATGAAGCTAAAAGCCAAAACCCATTTGCCTATTATACTGCGGCTATCACTAATAGTTTCACTCGTGTATTAAACATCGAGAAACGTAACCAAAATATCCGCGATGATATTTTAGAAATGAATAATTATTCACCCAGCTATACACGCCAAGGTGATTGGGGTAGTGGTGGTGGACATTACGAAGAATAATTGGCAATATAAAATTTGCACTTTACTTTTAACTTGCGTATAATATAACTATGGCTAATCTATTTAAGAAAGCGGCTGTTCTGACTGATGTGCATTTCGGCCTTAAGAGTAACAGCAGCACACACAACGACGATTGTCTTAACTTTGTCAAATGGTTCATAGAAACCGCCAAGGCAGAGGGGTGTGAAACTTGCGTAATGTCGGGAGATTGGCACAATAATCGTGCGGCAATTAACATAGTCACGCTGAATTATAGTCTTACTGCCTTAGAGTTATTAGGCAAAGCATTTGATCGTGTGTTCTTTATTCCAGGCAATCACGATTTATACTATAGAGACAAGCGCGATATACAGTCAGCTGAGTGGGCGCGCCATATTCCAAACATTGAAATTATCAATGATTTTTACAAAGAAGGTGATGTCAGTATCGTGCCTTGGTTGGTAGGTGATGATCATAAGAAGGTGCACAAGATCGAAGCCAAATACATGTTTGGGCATCTAGAACTACCGCACTTTTATATGAATGCCATGGTAGCCATGCCTGATACTGGTGAGATCAAAACAGAAGCATTTGGTGGGGTAGAGCAGGTGTTCACAGGACACTTCCATAAACGCCAGACACGCAGTAACATTACCTATATTGGTAATTGTTTTCCGCACAATTATGCAGATGCCGGTGATGATGATCGCGGTATGGCCATCATCACTTGGGGTGAGCCTGTAGAATATCGCAGTTGGCCAGGACAGCCAAGATATAGAGTGTATAATTTAAGTGATGTACTGCGCACACCAGAAGCACTGTTGTTGCCCAACATGCACTGTCGTGTCAATCTAGACATCGACATCAGCTATGAAGAAGCTACATTTATCAAAGAAACATTTGTAGGCAGTTATAATCTACGTGAATTGACCTTATTACCGGTTAAGAATGTAGATATTGGCACAGACATCATGCTAGGCAATATACAGTTTGAAAGTATTGACAGTATTGTTACCAATCAGTTGACCAACATCAACAGTGATCACTATGATCCAAATTTACTATTAGACATCTATAGGCATCTATAATTTGTTCCGTATAAAATATCTCACAGTTAAAAACTTTATGAGCGTGGGCAATAGCACCCAGGCTGTTAATTTTGACCGCAAAGATCTGACTTTAGTCCTAGGTGAAAACATCGACCTAGGTGGTGATGACACAGGTGCACGTAATGGTACAGGTAAGACCACTATCATCAATGCCTTAAGTTATGCCTTATATGGTCAAGCTCTGACCAACATCCGCAAAGACAATTTGGTTAACAAGACTAACCAAAAAAACATGCTGGTCACTATCGACTTTGAAGTCAATGGTGTTGACTACAAGATTGAACGTGGACGTAAAAGCAACGTATTAAAATTCTACATAGGTGAGCAAGAACAAGAAGCCAAAGACGACAACAGCCAAGGTGACAGCAGAGAAACACAAGCTGAAATCGAACGCTTGCTGGGTATGAGTCACGACATGTTCAAGCACATTGTAGCATTGAACACCTACACTGAACCATTTCTTGCACTGAAACCCAATGATCAACGCACTATCATCGAACAACTGTTAGGTATTACTTTATTAAGTGAGAAAGCAGAACTACTTAAAGAGCAAAGTAAGGCTACAAAGGACGCCATTCAACAGGAAGAGTTCAAGATCAAAGCAGTGCAAGATGCCAACAAACGTATCGAAGAACAGATTGAAAGCCTACAACGTCGTCAGATGCTGTGGCTGACCAAACATCGAGATGACACACGTAAACTACAAGAAGCTCTTGATGAATTGCTTAAATTAGACATCGACGCAGAGATAGCTGCCCACAAAGAATTATCAGCTTATGATCAAAAACGCAGAGACATCGCAGACTTGACCAAAGCCATCGCACGTGCAGAACAAGATCAAAGTAGAGAAGAAAAGACTATCGCAAAATTAAAAGAAGAGATAGAAGATCTCAAAGAACATAAATGCTATGCTTGCGGTCAAGACTTGCATGACACCAAACACGAAGAAGTCCTGGCTGGTAAAGAAACTGCACTTAAAGAAGCTGCCCAACAATATCTAACCACCAATGGGCAATGGATAGAACTAACAGGTGCTCTGAAAGAAATTGGTGAACTAGGTGTTCAGCCCAAAGTCTACTATGACAAAGAAGAAGACGCTATCCATCATCGCAGTTCTTTGGCCAGCTTACAAACACAAATTGAAACTAAATCTCTAGAAGAAGATCCGTACAGTGAACAGATTGAAGAAATGAAAACCACTGCACTGGCTGAATTTGATTACAGTACAATGAATGAACTGGTGCGTGTCAAAGAGCATCAAGAATTTTTATACAAATTATTGACTAATAAAGATAGTTATATCCGTAAGAGAATCATCGATCAAAACTTGAGCTACTTGAACGCTCGACTAAGCCAATATCTTGATCGTATTGGCTTACCCCATACTGTGGTGTTTATGAATGACCTAAGTGTCAACATCACCGAACTAGGACGTGAACTAGACTTTGATAATTTAAGTCGAGGTGAGCGTAATAGACTTATACTTTCTCTGTCATGGGCATTCCGTGATGTGTGGGAGAGTTTATATCAACCTATTAACTTGTTATTCATTGATGAATTGATCGATTCGGGTATGGATGCGTCAGGTGTAGAGAATGCCATGGCTATACTTAAGAAGATGAGCCGTGATGCACATAAATCAATTTGGCTAGTATCGCACCGTGATGAGCTAGGTGGGCGTGTTAATAATGTATTGACCGTAGTAAAAGAAAACGGTTTTACCAGTTATAACACCGATGTCGACATAGCATAATATATAGTATAAAGCAAGGAGAAAAACATGGCAGGATCAACAGTCAAAGTACACCCAGGTAAAAGACACAATAACCCAATGGTACACAAAAATGGGAAACCGAGATTAAAACCATTAAATATTACACAATTAACAGCACTAGTAGATAAAACACAACGTAAGAAAGACAAAGCAAAGATCTCAAGAGAAATCGCTCGAAAACAAGCAAGATTAGCAGTATAATTTTAAAAAGGAAAATAAAATGGCAATTCATGACGATATTTTAGCGGCAGTAGAACTATACAAATCAGAATCAGAAAAATTTGAAGGCAAAGGCGTTAAGGCAGCAGCGGCACGTGCTCGTGGCGCACTTGGTGATCTAGCAAAATTAGCAAAAGCTAGACGTGCAGAAATCCAAGAAAAGAAAAACGCAATGACAGGCAAGTAATATGGTATATGATAATCCTTGGACTTATAATGGCGTACCCTTTGAGTCCGAGGATATCAACAACTATTATGGCTTCATTTATAGGATAACTAATACTGTTAACGGATTTGATTACGTTGGCAGGAAATACTTCAAAACCATCAAAAAGAGACCACCTCTAAAAGGCAAGAAAAACAAGCGCAGGGAAACAGTCGAAACTGATTGGAAGGAATACTGGGGATCAAGTCCCAGGCTCCAAGCAGACATAGACCGACTAGGCAAGGACAAGTTCACACGTGAAATCATACATCTATGTGAGTCGCGTGGCGAAACTAATTACTTGGAAGCCTATTACCAGTTCAAGGAAGATGTATTG